GATAACGAACGCAGCAGCGCGAGTCACCCATGACCAATGATTTTTATAACAAATTATTGCGCAGCCATAATCGGCCCCGTGTCCAAAGGCTTGGTCGAGCGTCCTAGGAAAACTGCGTGTTGTTCTATTGTGCTGAAGCGATGTAGATTGAAACACTCGTACCGTCTCCTTACTGTGTTGTTGGGGTGCGTCCGTGTTGATACTACGGATGCGGGGGCTTGGCATTGTGGACATTTCACTGTTCCTTTGCTTTCAAGTTTTGCTTCTCTCGGGCCATTCACTCGGGCGTTCAGCCCAGCAAATGTTCTCTTGCTTCGGGTCGATCTTCGCGCTGTAGTACTTAGCCCAATGAACGTTGTCGCTGTCCATGCAAGGCCAACTCCATGCTTCTCCATCCCACCAACGTACTACATGCGGACTGGTAGGCCACCAGCCAATGCTGGGTGGTTCACCTTGGTTGTATTTCACTTCTTCTCTCTCGGTGGCGGGAAGTACCACAGCTTGTTAGGGGGACAAGGGACGACAAACCCTTTGTAAGGGCAAGCTTCTTGCGGCGCGGCGGGTTGGTTGTGAAAGACCCGCTCGGCTAAAGACTTCTTCGTATGCTTCTGATAAGAGATCATTTGGCCGATGCGTAGACAACCAGGGCGGCGAGGAATACACACACCACAGCAACCATCATCCATTGCTGCTTCAAACGCTTGCGCTCAAACGCCTCTTGCTCAACCTTGCTCATCGCCTCGGCAAGTTCGTAGTCGGGGATAAAGCTGTTCATCGCTGGGCGCGTACCCGACAGGCTCGACACGGTAACGGTATCGGCTTGGGGAAGCCCCGCGATACCGAGAACTGGCATTGTGGCAGGGGGGATAAACGCAGGGGGCTTCGGCTTGGGCATCAGCGATCTGATTGAGTACACATAGGACAGGTCTGTGTGAACCCTTTCTGCTATCTCTCTCGGCGTTAGCGTTGTCGTTAGAAACAACTTACGCACTCTTGAAGCTTTGGAAGTTCTATGGTACGGACGGGGTGAAGTCATCTTATCTCTCCAGTTCAATGTGTGTTATCAACTTGATAACATCGTTTTCAAACGTACCTACGTTGTCCTCATTGATAACGTAAGCTATCCCACCAGCATCCTCTATCTGGTGTAGATTCTTTTCCTGTAATGGTGTTGGTTTGTTCTTGCCTGCCTTGCATTCGATCCCAAGGAACTTACCGCGAAGGCAAACAATGAAGTCGGGGGCACCTGAGTTACCAAACCCTCCAGTGACGGGCATGGTGTAGTACGCCCCCAACTTCTCCAACACCTTACGTACCGAGTTCTTCACTCGACGTTCGGGTGTCATTGCCAATATCATCTCCTTCATTGAAGTAGACCCAGAACACAGCCGCTGATATGCGTCTGCCAACTCCGGGGATTTCCTCGTTGATCTTGTCTGGGTCAAACAACATCAGCACTGCCAGCTTGGAGATCATCCACGGGGGCAGGTTGTCGGACGAAGTATAGACAGTTTCATCCTCGCCAGACAACGACCAGTCAAATATTTTTACGCTACCGTCTTTCAGGAACCACACGCGGGCGATGCGGTACAACTCCCACGGCAGCGGGCGGCTAGGCGTCATGCGTCTCGCTCAACCCAGAACGACTTCTCAGATACACGCTTACCTACCTCCGGCACGTAGTGGTCAATGTCCATCATCATCAGCGCGGCGACCTTACCCATGATGTCCTCGGGCACAGCATCAGCGAGCACAGACAGTCGCGCACCCACTTTCTTGCGCGTGTAGTTCATGTCCAGCCCCGTGTACTCGACCACCTCAAACCTCTGCTCACTCCCGACCACGCGGACGTACACATAGTAAGCGTTGAACTTGCGCGCCTTCAACTCCTTGGCCTTCTTCTGCGCAGCGATAACCTCCAGCGCAGCTTGAGTAAACGCGGGCGTCACGAACTTCGCACCCTGCTCGATCAGGTTGATGAACTCCTGCACAAGGACAACCCGATTCTGAAGTGGGTTGACGATGTTGCTCAAGGCCGAATCAGCGTCGTTCTTCAGCCTGTAGATGTTTGTCGACAACCCTGGGCCTGCCGCCTCGGCCATCTCCTCGACCGTGTACGGCATCAGATTCGGCAGTGCATTCTTCACTGCCTTAGTAAGGTTGCCGGTGAACAACCTATGCCGATGCTCCGTGCCTGCCTTGTACCGGGCGTTGTTGATCTTGCGGGAACACACAACGAACTGATCACCCGCCGAGTCGGTCACGCTCAAGGTGTCGGTGAATGCCAGCACAGCCAGCGTGTAGTCCTCGCTCGGATAGTAAGCGCTGACTTCTTTGTACAGGTTAGACCTACCCTCTTCAGTGCCGGGGATATCCACAGTCCTGACCGCGTGATCGTTAGGGTTCGCGTGGAACTTGATACCCGGCACCACCTTGCGGATAGCTTTGCAGAACTCCCACAACGGAGGCATGACAGGCACATCGTCAATGAAGTAGTACGCTGCCTTCGGGTGATCCTTGGGCAGCATGTGGCGCGTGTCTGCCTTGGAACTGAACAGCTTGCTGACCAGCATGTGATCGTATGAATCGGACATTCTCTTCTCCAGTTTTGTTATCAGCTTGATAACAGATTGTTGTTAGTACTCAAAGTCCATGTGAACCGCCTTGCCTACGTCGGGCTTGGCTGACTTGTTATTTACCACGCACCACAGCACGGGTGAATTCCACGTACCCCATCCACCACCCAGATACCCGTCAGTGATCACCACCACAGCCTGCGGCTTTATGCTGTGCTTGGTCATGTATGCGGGCACACACTCAACTATCGTACCCCCACCACCAGCGGGCTTGGTCGAGGTAACCAACTTGTCAAGTTCTTCCTGTGCGTAGTACTCGGCGCGGCACACCTCGGTATCCCAATACAAGATACGCACTGCACTGGGCTTGACCGCCTCGCAGATACCACGCACCTCACTCAAGAATATCTGCAACTCCTTGCCGCCTATCGAACCCGATGTGTCGATAGCAATCACCAACTCACCGACCGCCTCACTCACCCCACTCGGCAGGTAGATGTTCATGCCGATGAACCTACGGTTCGGCCTGCGCCACGTACTGTAGTCCGACCCCGTGCAGGTAGTAGACACGAACTCGCGCAGTACTTCACGCCAGTCTATCTTGCACTGTAACAACGCATCGAACTGCCGCGACCCACCACTGCCGACCTTCGATGCAAGCAGTGCGCCCTGACGCAACGCCTCGTCTACCTGCCGGTCGATCTCCTTCTTCTCACCCTCGGTCATGGACTGCGCACCCTCCCAATCATGCTGATCCATGCCGCCATGTTCACCGACTTGCCCCGGTGCGGGCTTCCCTGGGGCGGGTTGCCCCGTGCCCTGACCTTGCCCTGGTTGCCCTGGTTGCCCCGGCTGTTGCTGCTGATCCTTCTCTTCTCTTAGCAGCTTGAACACCTCGGCGCTGTCCATGCCCCGGTACTTTACGTCCATCAGCCCGACCTTGGGCATAGTGATAAACCCTCGCTTCGCTGTCTGCGCGTCGTAATCGAACAGCTTGATGTTGATGACGTAGTCACATGCCATGTTCGCGCACTGGGGGTCAAGCTCGTACATCGCTGTGTACGTAGTCAGGTGGCGGTACACCACATGGTATGACTCATGCAGGATGAGGAAGCGAAGCTCCGCGTCGTTCAAGTCACCAACAAACTTACGGGAGAACCACGTATCCAACCCGTTTGTGGCAGCGGTAGTTACACCACGCGCACCATGCTCCACGATCTCCATCGCCCCGAGCATCAGGATACCCGGCATGTCCGCGTAGTCCGTCGAGCCAATGATGTCAGACAGAGCGCGGGTCAAGCGCTGCTCTTCGGTGAGTTGTTTACCAATCATCAACATAACTTATTCTCCTGTTATCAACTTGATAACCCCCCGTGAGGGGAGTCGAACTTTACTTAACGTCTGGCGTGAAGACGTAGTTGTTGGCGAGGCACCATGACGTAAACTTGCGGTTGGTCATCACCTCGGTCTGCTTGCTGTACGTGGGGCGGCGGGTCTGCATGGCAAACATATTCTGTGACTCCTTGTCGAGCCGCGCCATGTAGTCCATCCACGCATCCATCCATGACCGCTCGATGCAGGCCAGCGTCCTATGCACAACCATGCAGCGGGCTGACGGGGAAGTCGGCAGCTTGGCATTCATAGGGTCAGTCTTTATGCTCTGCAATGTGGGCAACTGATCAGCCACGTTGACGTAAGCGTTGAGGTCAGACGCACCGCGCTCGCCGATAGCACCGATCAATGCAGCGGTAAGAACCTTGCTGCTCAAACCTCCACGCTGCTTCAGCCAATGCGACGCAATCTCCAACGAGCGGGGCGTGACGAACGAGGTGCGGGCAGGAGCACCGGGGTGGTAGATGTACTGATTCTCTTCCGGGTCGCGATGATCCTCAAAGGAGTTGAACAGTTGCGGGTTGTCGGTGACCCATGAGATCAGGGCATGGTCGATCTCGGCGTCGATAGCGAAGTCCTCGATCCACTCTACGTTGGTAGACTTACGGGTGTGGATGATCGTCATCCGATTGCGGGCATGGGGAGGCAACAAGTCACCGACACCCTCGGAGCCCTTGTTAGTGGTTGCGAACCTAATACTGTCCCGATGCAGTGCATACGATCCGATCTTGCCCTCCAGCAGGAGCCGGAGCATCGCGTTCTGCACAGCCTTGTTGGCCTTGCCGTACTCATCCACCATAAGGATGATTGGGTTCGCCAGATGCATACCGAGTTCTTCGTTAGTCACATACCGCACGAAGCCCGCACCGTCAATCGTCTGCAACTGAGGGATGGTGATATCGCCCAGGTCTTTGGTCGTGCAATCGAAGTAGCAAGCCGTGTGCTTGGGCATCTCCTTCGCCAGCACCCGCAACATCGAGGACTTGCCCGACCCCATGTGCCCTTGTAGCATCACAGCGTTGTTACCGCTTACGCGGATGAGGGACTTCGCCTCGGACAGGGACAGGTCGTACAGGTTTGCAGCAGCGTTAGCCATGATCATTACTTTCTTAGAGTGTTATCAACTTGATAACAGAATTCAAATTCCCGGTGACCGACCGGGGGCGGTACTACAGTGTCCAACTTACCAAGTCATCGACGAACGGATCGCGTCGATCTTCTTCTTAGTATCCAAGCGGAACACATCGTCCTCGCGCAGTGCGTCCGCACTCACGCCGGTCATCGCATCCTCAAGCTGGATACGCATAGCCTCCATCTTGGCATCGCCGGTGATGTTGAACTTGACCAACAGGCCAAGCATGTCATGCACGTTGCCGACCAGCGAGTCACGGAAAATCTTCCGGGTATCCTTGTCCTCGCTTGACTTGTAGTCGAGCTTCTCCGACATCTTTGCCAGCGCATCATAAGTACGCTGCCACACATCGCCCATCGCGTTGTGCAACTGCTCCGCGTAGTGCTTGCGGTACTGTTCTTTCAGGTACTGCTGCGTGTCAGCCCCGACCTTGAGCCGCCAGTCAGTGCTATCTTCGGGAATTTTTATCTGAGCATGATAGAACTTGAACTTCGTGCGCAGCGACTCGACAGACGGGTAGTCGTCCGCGTTCCACAGCCCGCTGAGCTTAGCCTGAGCGGAGGTCTGCGCCCATTCATACACACCCAGGAAGTCGTTAACCAGACGGCCGAACTCGCGCTCGTGCTCCGTGATCTGGTAAATGTAATCCGGCAGGATCGTTGTCGGCAGCAGCCGCTGGCCCATCATGCCCCACGGCATTGACGAACCGTAGTGCCAATTGCGGGTGTTAGCCGCATACTTCTGGACTGCAGTCAATTCGGCGCAGTCCCCTAACAACTTCTTGCGGAAGTTGCCCATCTCTGAATCCGCACCGTTGGCGGTCAGGGTCTGGCGGGTTGCCGCCTTGTCGAGCTTGATGCCCGTCCAGACGCTGATGCTGAGATCAGCATAAACCGCTGACGAAGCGATGCAGGGGGCTGCGACCTCGAAGGTCTCTTCGGTGGTGGTATCTACGATTGCGTTCATGGCTCGCCTTTCGTGTTATCAACTTGATAACAAAACTACATTGCTGGTGGCTGACCAGCGGCAGGTACATTCACTCACTAACTACGATACAACAGCACCCAGTATAGCATAGATAACCGGGTTTGTCAATGTTTACAACTCCTCGCGTCTTTTCACGCATCTTCACGGACGCCAATACATCAGATCGAGGATGAGCACTAGCGCGCAGAAGAAGTACACGATGACGTTGAAGAGCCTGTCCGCGAGATCGCGGGTGCGGCGTTGGTTGGCGGCTAGCTGGCGGCTAGCGCATGGGTCATGGGGAACTGGCATTGTGGGACTCCGGGGTTTGAGAGCGGCCTAGCAGCGTAGCGGCGCTCCGGGTTAGGGGTGGTAGATGGTGTTGGGTGACGGCAGGTGACGGTAAAGTCAGCGTTTAATTAAGATCGGATGGGCCGAGGTCAGGAAACTGTTCTTCCTTTAAGATGTCATAGCATCCTTCCAGGCCCAGGAACAGGCTGAGCTTGGGTATCTTCATTGAAAGCGCGGTGTACACCAGTAGATGCGCAAGCACTCGCACCGTCGTCACGGCAGATATCTGCGCGTCGTTCAACGCTTGAATGACCCCCTTGCTCGCCGCATCGGCGCGGATCATCTCCTCCGCTTCAGCCAGCATCTCTTCGTCGGGCATGTTCTCGTTCATGGTTCTAGTCCTTGGGTTGTGATGGTTTGTTATCAGGTTGATAACAAACCTCGGGGTTACCGCAAATCGGCGATTTAAGGTAACTGTACTTGCGGGCACTGCTGCATGATGAAGGCCACATAACACGCGCCGATCATACGCAGTTCGATAACGTCGGCCTGCTCCGTCGTCACGCACGGTCTACCGTTCCATCCCATCACCTTCTTCGCTGCGCGAACGATGCTTAAGCGTGTCGCGTTCTCTGGCATGGGTAGCTCGTACCGACGCACCCAGCTATAGTTTGCCTCGCCACCGAAGGTGTCGGTGGCTTCCACATAGTAGTTTGTTTTCACGTTACACACTTTCCTGTTTATGATGGGTACGCTCGGCTGCTCTTATCGCAGCGGCGATCTGGATCAATGCTGCCCCCAGCCGTGGGTTAGGGTCTTGATGGAAGGCCCGCAGGCAGCGGGCATACTCTTCCTTTAGCTTCTCAACTTCTGTCATTTCTTTTCCCTTATTCGTTTATACTATCGATTCCGCCGTTCAGCGTGATGTCGATCTCTTCCAAGTCTTCTTCCTCGTCTTCTTCCTCGTCTTCGCCAAGCCCTAAGCCCAACTCATCGAAGGCTTCGCTGCCGATCTGGTTCTTCAGTACCTCGGACAACTCATCAATCGACTGCCCGTGCGACCTCCAATCGTGGGCGTGTATATCCCCCTGCTTATAGGCTTGGTACGCACCGATCAAGTCGGCAAGGGCGCACCTAATGGCAAAAATCTCTGCGGTCTTCATGTTGTTACTCCTTCTCTTCCTCGGTTGTGTTATCAAGTTGATAACAGACGTTAGCCGTAGACGCGAGAACCCGATCCGCCCAGGCTAAGCTCAGCGTTTTCGGCGCAGTGAAGCCTCCGAACTCCAACCGCACTTTCGCAGGGTCGAAGACAAAGTCCTCGGACAATTTCCGGGTCAACAGCAGGCGGTTGCAGGCTTTCCGCGCAGCGTCACCCTCCCCGCGCCACTTGGCCCACTGCTTCCACTGCTCTTTGGTTATCTTCTTCATGGGAAAATGCCGCCGTTCAAAGTATTGTCGATCTCTTCTTCTTGCTCGTCATCGACGTTCCAAAAACCGTCGCTTTCGGCATCGACACCAAGAACTTCTTGGGTGTAGTACTCGGGCGTGCCATCCTCCAGCGCACTGAACATCTCGGTTGCCGCCTCGGTGGCTTCTTCCTTGCTGTCGGCCTCGACCTCGTAGGTCTTGCGGATGGTTGCTTCTATGGTGACGTAATATTTCATGGTTTTAGTCCTTGGTTGTGTTATCAGGTTGATAACAGAGCGGTAGTCAGCCAGTCTGGTGCTGAGCCAGACCGACAGCTTCCTGCATTCGTCTTGCAGGAGAAGGTCTTCGCCTTCTTCTTTCAGCATGTGTACCGGGTCTTCGCCTTCTTCTTTTAACATGTGTACCGGGTCTTCGCCTTCTTCTTTTAACATGTGTACCGCGCCATGATGACGCGCTCGTAGTTGTCCGTGTACTTCAGCAGTGTGCCGCTGAAGGCAGAATCTGAGTCGTAGCCGTCCCACTCGGTGAGCGGGTGAATAAAGTCTGAATCTGTGTTGAGATGTTCGTGCCTCACCGACAGCATGTCTTGCGTGTCGTACACCCATCCTCTGTACCGCACGAAGCGGTTCATGCCGTCCGTGGCGGGGTCTTCGACATAGTCGAAGTTGCCTTGCTCTTTGAGCGTAAGCTCGCAGAACGACAGCAGTGGGCGCGGCTGGCGGTTGGTGTGGATGTGCATCTTGGTCATGGTGGTCTTCCTAGGTTTTGTTATCAGGTTGATAACAGAGTGCTTGTTGTCCCGGCTGTGCCGGGTTTCTACAGCGCGTACAGCCCGCCATACAGCTTGCCGAAGGGCTGTTGACGACGGGTATCTTTCAGGATGCTGCCATCCTCCATCGTGTGCTTGCGGCTGTGCATGTACGCCTCGGTCTTTACGGGTTGGGATACGATGTAGCCCAGCAGTTCGCTGGTCTGGGCAAGTGTGGAAGCGGGCTTGGCAGTGGTGTTCTCGGTCATGGTAATGCTCCTGGGTTTTGTTATCAGGTTGATAACAACAAATTTGCCGGTGGCCGACCGGCACGGTCTTTCCCTCGCTGTTTTTCTTTCCGTTCCTCTATCGCTACAACAGCACCCAGTATATCACAGATAGCGGGGTTTGTCAATGTTTACAGAAGTGGATGAAGTTCTTGTAGTGTTCGATGGTGTCCGGCAAAGCCGGATAGAGTTCAGTGGTGTTCGGGGTACGTTTGGGAATGTTCGTCGATGTACTTCAATGTACTTCAATGTACTTCAATGTTCTCCACTGTCTGGGCGTTCGCTCGTGAACACTATAAAATCTACGCACGACGTCCGCGAACTAAATTTATTTAGTTCCGATCCAAAAAGTACGGCAAAGTTTGGCAGTGTGTAGAGGGGGGTGAAAACGTAAGTCCTTGATTCACAACAACAAAGTAAAAAAGGTTCGAAAGTTATGAGGGTTTTTGAGCTTTTGGGTCTGCTTTTGGCTGTTCGGGAAAAGCAGAGCGGTGATGCGGACTCGCGCAGAGGCCCCGCGAAAAAAGTCGTTTTAGAATCCGGCCAATCCCGAAAACCCCAAGAACTTTCCTACACTATAGAACTTTATAAAGTTATATATAGTTCTTAAAAGTAATACATTATTTACAGGGATAAGTACCGCACACGGCGGTAAAGTCTGCTGCTCCTGCATACATCCCGATACCGATCCAAAAGTTCTACTAGGCCAGGAACTTTAAGAACTTTATAACTGTCTTTTGGTGGTAAGTACAGCGTAGTTCTTCACTGTGCTATCGTACTTTAACTTATTTATCTGGCTAACCATTTAGCCAGATGATTTTTTTGTTATCAGCTTGATAACAGGCCGATGCGCCACGCTGCTCTGAGAACTGGCATTATCCTGCGCTGCACTTTACTGCATATCCACGACCCAGGAACTTTATAAAGTTCTAAAGTTCTTCGAACACTATAAAGTACGGCAAAGTCTACGCACGACGTCCGCGAACTAAATTTTAACTACACTGTACGGCAAAGTTCTTCGCTTGTTATCAAGTTGATAACACAGCCTCGATGCGCCACGCTGCTCTGAGAACTGGCATAGATGGCCTCGGATTTTCCGAGACCAAAAAAATCCAGGCGAAAAAAAACCCGCCTTTCGGCGGGCTCTGTCTTGCGGGATTGTTACAGCAGATCGAAACGGTCCAGGGTTTGCATCGCACCGAATGCGATTTTTTCTTCCTTCAGTGCTTGCTGCACTGCGTCGATTATCATCTGAACCTTTTCCTTGTTCGAAGTATTGTCGTCTTGTTCCGCCATCATCATAGCATTCCAGACGGTCCGTTCTTTCCGGTCCTGAATTTTTGTCCAGATGGTCTTGCTCTGGACTACAGAATGGGCGACGGTAGCAGTGGTTCTGTTCATGATATTTTCCTTTAGTTGATTGTTGCGGGCTTGTTATCACGTTGATAACAAGCCCTTGTTTGCTTAGCTCAGGTCGATCATACCCTGAGCAGTCTTCAAGACCTTGATGATATCCAGCAGTTTAGCTAACTGCGCGCTCGGAGCTTCCAGACCCTGAGCGTAGACCACTGCGGTCTCGATCATCTTGTGGAGCTTTTTCCCGTCTGTATCCTCGATTTTAACGGTCTCGATGCCCTCAAGTTCTTTCAGGTACTTTTCAATATTCTTGAAAAGAGGGCCGAACGATTGGCGGATATCGCGGTTTTTCTCTTTTGCCGCTTCGCTCAGTGCTTTCAGTGCTTTGCCCGTCAACAGCAGGTTAGCCTTTTCTTTCACACTAGGCCATTGTTCAATGAACTGCGCCCGAATCGATTCGCGATTCGTCTTCGTCGCGTCATTCTTGGTTTCGGGATTTATGTCGGTGAATGTCCAGCCCTCGCTGAACATCAGTTCCGCCATTACCTTCCACTTGTTCGTGGCCTTCTTTTCGGCGTTGCCAACCGCAACGGTTGCCTTCAGTGCTTCCGACATGAGCACTGCGCTGGCATCGGTGAAGGTTCGAACCACTGCATTCTTGATGAACTTAGCCATGATACATTCCCTTTCAAGGAATATGGTGTGCATCAATATGATGCGTTGACCATGAAACAGATTGTTGCATCATCTGGCATGGTTTGCAATGGATAAGCACGGTTTATTTTGTTATCACGCTGATAACAGATGGCGCGCCGGATGGCATGAAAACGCATTCGAGGGTATGGCGACCCTACCCTACCCCATCCCCCCCATACGATGTTGGGACTCCGGGGGTAGCCGCAAGGCTACTACTCCGCACAAGGCCCACCTCATTTTTTGGTTTCTTAGCCCCACCCCCCCATCACTTTTCCAATCTTCAGACCCACCCCCTATGTTTTTCCCACAGAAAACACCCCCCCATATTTTTTTACCCTGTAAAGGGCTAATTTTACTTACCCCCTTGCTATTTCTATTTTTGTGTGTTACCTTTACTGCTTCAATGAAGACACATCGTCTTTCATTTGCGTAGGAACACCACATGGCGATTGTTTGCAACCCCGACTTTGGGGAACCCCTGCCGTCAGAGGATTTCATCCCTGGCCCCCTGCCCGAGCGCGTAGCAGCGGCTGCAAAGACAATTGACTTCCTGATAGACAACGGGATAGACCCCGAAAAGCTGGTAGAAAGCGACTCCACTGCGGACGACGACGTACTTGTCGCCTCAATTGTCGAGTCTTTTGCCGCTGACGAAGCCAAAACTAGTGCATCTATTAGCACGACGAAGCTTTCTTCGCTCCCTGCTGTTGTCCTATTAGAAGTTAACAGCTTACTTACGGAATTCGGCCAGTCGGTGGTGCGTAATGCTACGCAAATCCGCCATTTGGTGACGAACAAGCTCATCTTGGAGACGGCTAACCCCGATGCACGGGTCCGATTGCGGGCTTTAGAGCTACTTGGGAAGATTTCTGACGTTGGGCTATTCACTGAACGGTCAGAAGTGACGATCACTCACCAGTCTACGGACGAGTTGAAGCTGTCTCTGCGTGAAAAACTCAACAGACTGCGCAGCAAGATGGAGATCGTGGAGGATATAACGCCCCTGCCTAGCCCGAAGTCGATTCTTGACAACCTCGATGACGAGTTGGGCTTGAGTATGGACGAGGAGCGGAGCGATGACATTGTGGTAACCGAAGAGAAAGAACCTGCGTGATCGACGCGGACCTGACACCGGAAGACATTGAGCTTTTAGTAGCTCATATAGATCAGTTCGACCCGCAGGAACAGCACGAGATCACGCAGATTGCAGATGCTATAGCCAAAAGACAACACGCTGCCGCGTGTCACATGGACTTGATCGAGTTCTGCAAGCACATGCAGCCCGATTACAAGGTTGGCAAGCATCACCGCATCCTGGCAGACCAGCTTATGGACATTGCCGAGGGTAAAAAAGACAGAATCTGCGTCAATATACCGCCTCGGCATGGCAAATCCCAGCTTGTTTCCATCTATTTTCCGGCTTGGTTCTTGGGTAAATACCCCACAAAGAAGGTTCTGATGGTGTCGCACACCACCGATTTGGCGGTGGATTTTGGTAGAAAAGTGCGTAATATCATAGCAACCGAGGAGTACAAGCTCATTTTCCCCACTGTTCAGCTAGCTGCGGACTCAAAAAGCGCGGGGCGTTGGAACACAAACGTGGGCGGTGAGTACTATGCGTGTGGCGTTGGCTCCGCTCTTGCCGGTCGAGGTGCAGACTTACTGCTGGTAGATGATCCGCATAATGAGCAGGACATTATCAACGGAAACTTTGCAGTGTTTGAGAAAGCCTACGAGTGGTTTACTTACGGTGCGCGGACTCGCTTGATGCCGGGTGGGCGCGTTGCGATTATCCAGACCCGGTGGCACTTAGATGATTTGACTGGGCGAGTGGTTAAGGACATGGGCCTGAACGAAGGCTCAGATAAATATGAGGTCATCGAGTTTCCGGCAATTCTGGACATCGAGGACAAGGTAACAAAAAAGATTACCCAGAAAGCGTTGTGGCCTGAGTTCTACGACATGCCTGCGCTACTGCGAACAAAGGCTTCGATGCCGTTGTTCCAGTGGAACGCCCAGTATCAACAAGACCCCACATCTGAGGAAGCGTCGGTTGTCAAGCGGGAGTGGTGGAACACATGGGAACGTGAGGAACCGCCTAAGTGCGAGTACATCATCATGTCTCTGGACGCCGCTGCTGAGTCCCATAACCGAGCGGACTTTACTGCTATAACAACTTGGGGTGTGTTCTTCAACGAAGAAACCAAGGCGCACAACATCATCCTGCTCAACTCCATAAAGAAGCGCATCGAGTTCCCAGAGCTAAAGAAGCTGTCTCTTGAAGAGTACAAGTACTGGGAACCTGATGCGTTCATCGTGGAGAAGAAGTCTAACGGGGCGGCTCTGTATCAGGAGTTGAGACGCATGGGAGTGATGGTGCAGGAGTACACCCCGCACCGTGGGTCTGGTGATAAGTTAGCACGGTTAAACTCAGTAGCTGATATTATTGCGTCTGGATTGGTATGGGTGCCACAGACACGGTGGGCGGAAGAGGTTGTTGAAGAGATAGCTGGCTTTCCGTTTGCTAGTAACGACGACTTGGTTGACTCCACGGTTATGGCACTCATGCGCTACCGTCAGGGCGGGTTCATAACACTGCCGTCTGACGAGATAGAAGACATCAGGTATTTTAAAAGTACGCATAGAAATGCGTACTACTAACCCAAGGACCGCACATGGCTACGAACTTTGACAAAAGAGCTACTCCCTTCGACCCGGAAGATGACGGTGACTTAGCCTTAGCTATTGAGATTGAGAACCCTGATGTAGTCCAGCTTGCAGACGGTGGCGTCGAGGTGACTATTGAGCATGGGGATGATCTAGAGGAAGAGAACGAAGGCATTGATGATTTTGATGCTAACCTTGCTGAATTTCTAAGCACAGGTGACCTTCAGTCCCTCGCTTCGGAGCTTATCGACCTCGTTGAAGCAGACGTAAATGCACGTAAAGACTGGGCTGATACCTATGTAAAAGGTATGGATGTGCTTGGTTTCAAGTACGAGGAACGCACAGAACCGTGGAACGGCGCGTGTGGCGTGTACTCCACAGTGCTTGCTGAAGCTGCAATTCGCTTCCAAGCTGAGTCTATGTCGGAAACTTTCCCCGCTGCCGGTCCAGTAAGGGCGAAGATTATCGGTAAGGCGACCAAGGAGAAAGAAGAGATTGCGAATCGCGTTGCCGAGGACATGAACTATCAGCTTACTGAGGTGATGGTTGAGTATCGTCCAGAGCACGAGCGGATGTTGTACAGCTTGGGGCTGGCTGGTTCTGCGTTCAAGAAGGTCTACTACGACCCGAGTTTGGGTCGGCAAGTGTCGATCTACATCCCTGCTGAAGATGTAATTGTTCCTTATGGCGCGTCTCACATTGAGACGGCTGAGCGCGTGACCCACATCATGCGTAAGACAAAGAACGACATCAAGAAGTTGCAGGCTAGCGGGTTCTACACCGACTGTGATCTTGGTGAACCGGAAGCGTTTCACACTGACATCGAGAAGAAGAAAGCTGAAGACAGCGGGTACTCTCTCACTGACGACGACCGCTACGCTGTCTATGAAATTCATGCTGACCTGATCATTGATGGTGCAGTGGGGATTGACATTGATAACGAGGACGAGGAGGGGGAAGACGATGATGAGAGAGATGAATTAGCTAAGCCTTACGTTGTCACTATTGAGCGTGGGACGCAGACGGTTCTTGCCATTCGTCGCAATTGGAATCCCGATGATGAACTGCGTCTTAAGCGTCAGCACTTTGTGCATTATGTGTACGTCCCTGGCTTTGGGTTCTACGGGCTTGGACTGATTCACATCATTGGTGGCTACGCCCGCGCAGGTACTTCGATCATTCGTCAGCTTGTGGATGCAGGCACTCTGTCTAACCTGCCGGGTGGACTGAAGAGCCGGGGCTTGCGGATCAAGGGAGACGACACGCCGATTGCACCGGGTGAATGGCGGGATGTAGACGTTCCCAGTGGCGCAGTGCGCGACAACATCATGCCGTTGCCGTACAAAGAACCTAGTCAGGTGTTGATGGCGCTGTTGCAGCAGATCACTGAAGAGGGTCGGCGGCTGGGTGCGATAAGTGACATGAACATCAGCGACATGAGTGCGCAAGCACCTGTCGGTACGACGTTAGCACTGTTGGAGCGGACGCTCAAGCCGATGGCTGCGGTGCAGTCGCGGGTTCACTACGCGATGAAGCAGGAGTTCAAGCTCCTGAAAGAGATCATTGCAGACTACGCGCCGACTGAGTACACGTATGAGCCTGATACGGGAGAAGCGCGGGCGCGTCAGAAAGACTACGCGATGGTGAATGTGGTGCCTGTTAGTGATCCTAACAGCAGCACTATGGCTCAGCGTGTCGTGCAGTATCAAGCGGTGTTGCAGATGGCACAGATGGCCCCGCAGATTTATGACTTGCCGCACTTGCATCGCCAGATGATTGAGGTCATTGGTATCAAGAATGCTGACAAGATCATCCCGGTTGAGGAGGATCAGAAGCCCCGCGACCCGGTAAGCGAGAACATGGCCGCTCTGGTTGGCAAGCCGATGAAAGCGTTCATCTACCAAGATCACGACGCGCATATCACGACCCACCAGTCATTCATGCAAGACCCGATGATTGCGCAGACGATTGGACAGAACCCGCAAGGCCAGCCGATCATGGCGGCGCTAATGGCGCACATAGCTGAACACCTTGCGTTTAGTTATCGCAAGAAGATCGAAGAGCAGCTTGGTGCGCCGTTGCCTGAACCTGATCAAGAGTTGCCGGAACAGATTGAAGTTGAGTTGTCTCGTCTCGTTGCAGACGCGGGTAAACAGCTTACGCAGATTAACCAGCAGCAAGCTGCACAGCAGCAAGCGCAACAGCAGCAACAAGACCCCATGTTCCAGCTTCAGCAAGCCGAGATTCAGATCAAGCAGTCCGAAGTGCAGCGCAAACAGCAGAAAGATCAAGCGGATAACCAGCTTGGTCAGGCAAAACTTCAGCTTGAGCAGTCAAGGATTGCAGCGCAGTCGCAATCAGAAGCTCAACGTATCGCTGCACAACGGCAGCAAGCCAATGACAAGATCAAGGCTGACATGATCAAGCAGCTTACTGATCAGCAGCATCAGATGCGTCAGCAACCTAAAGGCGGTCAATGATGGATAAATACCTAGAGTATCTTAGGAAGCAATTTTCGGAGCGGCAAGATAGCCTTGCCCTTGCGCTAGCAGATGGCGCTGCAAAATCTTTTGAAGATTACAGGCAGTTGGTGGGGGAAATCCGGGGTCTTTCCTTCGCACAACTTTGTGTATCTGACCTCGTGCGGAAACTTGAAAATGATGACGACGAAACTTAACATCCCGGAAAACTTGCCAGAAGTAACCACGGACAAGGCGCGACAGCTACCGGAACCCGCAACTTACCACCTCCTCTGTGTCATCCCTGAGACGGAAGAGAAATACGACAGCGGGTTGGTCAAGTCAGGACAGACGATGCACTTTGAAGAAGTGTTGTCTCCTGTGTTGTTCGTAGTAAAGATGGGGCCAGACTGCTATGGCGATAAAACACGCTTTCCTAGTGGGCCTTCTTGCAAGGTTGGAGATTTCGTTCTGGTGCGTCCTAACTCAGGCACTCGGGTGAAGATTCATGGGCGGGAGTTCCGCATCATCAATGATGACTCGGTTGAGGCAATCGTTGAAGACCCGCGTGGCATCAGCCGCGCATAAGGAGCAATCATGGCAGAGTTTAAATTTCCGGATGAGCAAGAAGTAGCTGATGATCCGAAGTCTGTAAACGAATCCAAGGAGACGTTTGAGATTGAAGTCAAAGATGACACGCCTACTAAAGACAGGGACCGCAAGGTTTCCGAAGCTCCGGCAGATGTGACAGACGAAGAGCTTGGCGCGTATTCGGACAAGGTTCGCAAGCGTATCCAGCACTTCAACAAGGGCTACCACGATGAGCGTCGGGCCAAAGAAACAGCTTTGCGCGAGAAACAAGAGCTTGAGCAAGTAGCTCAGCGGCTTGTCAAGGAGATTGGTAGCCTTAAAGGTACGGTAGCTAAGAACCAAGAAGCTATTCTGGAGCAAGCCAAGATGGCTGCGACGGAAGAACTAGCGCAAGCAGAACGTGTGTACAAGACTGCATATGAGTCTGGTGACGCCGATGCTGTTGTTTCTAGCACTAAAAAGATGACGGAGGCTACGCTAAAAGCGGAACGTATAAACAATTTTACGTTACCCCCTTTACAAGAAGAGACTTATGAGGTAAAACCTCGTACATCCGCCCCAGCAGTTGATGTTGACGACAAAGCGGTGGCTTGGCAACAAGCTAACCGGTGGTTCGGCTCAGACGACGAAATGACCAGCTTTGCGCTGGGGTTGCATCAGAAGTTGGTCAAGCAGGGCATCGACCCTACAAGTAACGAATACTACGAGAAGATAAATTCTCGTATGCAGCAAGTGTTCCCCGATCAGATCGAGGAGCAGGAGCAAGCGGATAAACCGCGTCGAAAGACGAATGTTGTGGCTCCGGCCACACGGAGTACAGCACCGCGCAAAATCGTGCTGACTCAGACACAGGTAAACATCGCCAAGCGGCTTGGGGTTCCTATCGAACTTTACGCTAAGCAGGTTGCGGCAGACTTAAGGAAACAGAATGGCTGATACTCGTACCTCCCGTGAACTTGAAACCCGTGCTGTCTTTGAGCGCCCTAAAAGCTGGGCACCTCCAGAGAAGCTTCCTAGTCCTCACCCTATTCCGGGTTATGACTTCCGATGGGTTCGTGTTAGTACGCTAGGTACTGATGATCCCATGAACATTTCCGGCAAGCTCCGCGAAGGTTGGGAACCCGTCAAAGCAGTTGATCACCCTGAACTTGGCATTATGGCTAGCGCTCGCGGGCGTTATCCTGACAGTGTTGAGGTCGGTGGACTCATGCTTTGCAAAATTCCGAAAGAGTTTATGGAACAGCGCGCTGCATACTACCAGCAGCAGTCTGATACCCAGATGAACTCGATTGACAACAACTTCATGCGTGAAAATGACCCTCGTATGCCGCTCTTCAAAGAGCGAAGCAGCAAGGTGAGTTTTGGCAAAGGTACTTAACTTAGGAGTCTTAAATGGCTTATCCCACGATTGATGCCGCATACGGGTTCAGGCCCGTAAACCTAATCGGTGGTCAGGTGTTTGCTGGTTCAACCCGCAACATCCCGATTGCCTACAACTACGGAACTGCCCTTTATTACGGTGATTTCGTTAATATCGCCAGTGGCTTTGTCGCAAGCATTGCCAACACGATTGCCACCCCCACGGTTGGCGTGTTCCTGGGTTGCTACTACACAAACCCGACGACTAAACAACGTCTGTGGTCGCAGTACTACCCTGGCAGCGTTCTGGCTGGTGACATTACAGCTATCGTTGCTGATGATCCTGACATGGTTATGCGTGTTGCGGTCACTGCTGCTGCTGGTTCTGCTGTCATTGCTTCGGGTTCCATCCTGAACGTTGGCGCAAACATGGCTGGTAACACCCTGACTGGTAGCGCTTCTACGGGCAACTCGTCGGGCGCTGTGGTTGCTTTGGCTACTACCGCTGGTAACTTCCGGGTTTTGAATCTGGTTCCTGACACGCAGATTAGCTCTTCAGCTACCTATGTTTCGGGCACTGGCACCACGACCTTGACGGTTTCCGGTCTAAGCGTTGGTCAAGTTCTTCCCATTGGCACGGACGTTTTCCAAGTTGCGTCGGGCGGTCAGTTGCAGTACACGGGTTCTTCCCTAACTGCGGCGACTACTGTTGCGTCAGCGACTTCACAAGCACTGACGGTCACCGCTTCGACGGTTACCACTGCCGGTACGCTTGCGCTA